ACAGTTGCAGTTGCATATAACAGCAATCCTGCATCGCTCGACAATATCGAGCAATTGATTATAAGTGTTCTGGCAGTAATTCCAGTTGGATACATTGTCAGCTCGGTTGAAAGACCGACAGTCACTCAAGTTGGTGCATCAACGCTGCTCATCGCAGATGTTCGAGTATCTACCTACTACACGCAAACAATATAAGGAGAAATCATGGCAACAGTCGTAATTACCGGTCGTGATGTTGGTTTATCTTTCACAGGTGGAACAGATATTCAAGCACAAGCGACAAATGCAGTTCTAACCAAAGTCAATGAGCGTCAGGTTTATCAGACAATGGAAGGCGAAGCATATAAGACAACAAACATCTCAGGAACATTCCAATTGGATATGTTGGCTGATTGGGGCAAGGCAAACTCAGTATGTGAGGCTCTATGGGCTGCTGCTGAAACTGCACCAGATACAGACATCAGCATGACACTTACAGCTGCATCAGGAGCGCAATTTGTGTTCCCAGTAAAGCCAGAGTTTCCAACTGCTGGTGGATCAGGAATTGATGCGCAAACTGTTTCCTTTACTTTCACAGTATCAAAGGGCGCAGTAGTAGAAACATTTAGTTAAAATCTAACAACGGGAGCAAAATGAAACTACCAATAACAATTGAATACAACTCAGGCGAGCAAGCAACTTATATTGCCCAACCGCCTGAGTGGGCGAAATGGGAAAAGCAGACAGGAAATGTCATTGGACAAGCATCCGAGAAGCTGGGTATTTGGGATCTTATGTTTTTGGCTTATCATGCTCATAAGCGTGAAGTTGCCGGAAGCAAACCAATCAAACCAATGGATATTTGGATGGAAAATGTAGCCGATGTCATTGTCGGTGATGCAGACCCAAAAGCCACAAAGCAGGAAGCCTAAACAGATTATTGGTTGAGTTGGCAATTGCAACTCATATTCCAATGAGCGAATGGGTTGATGCGGATGACATATTAACAGCGATCGAGATATTGGAGGCAAGAAATGGCAACTGAAACCATTGCTTACAATAAGTCTGATCTGCGTGATATTTATAAAGCATTCAAACTTATGGATGACCAAGCGACAGAGGAAGCAAGAACTCAATCTTCTGCGCTGGCGTATTTTGCATCTGAGGAAATTAAAGCAGCTGCTCAAACAAGAACAAAGTCTGGCAAAGTTGCGCAAAGAGTTGCGGATGGAGTTAGTATCTCAAAATCAAGCAAAATTGGTGAGTTCCGTTATGGCTTCGCAAGACAAAAGTTTTCAGGTGGTGCTACTACGCAAACCCTATGGGGTGGTGTTGAGTTTGGTTCAAATAAGTTCAAACAGTTCCCTGCATATTCAGGACGGCAAGGCAGAGGTAGTAGGGGATGGTTTATCTATCCAACCCTTCGCAGAATTCAGCCTGAATTGATTAACAAGTGGGAAGCAAGTTTTGATCGCATTATTAAGGAATGGGTCTAATGGCAACCGGTAATCGCACCTTAAAGTTATCAATTCTTGCGGATGTTGATGATCTTAAAAAGAAACTTGGCGAAGCTGACAATGCCGTTGAAAGTAATGCAAGCAAAATTTCAGAATTTGGAAAAAAGGCTGCTGCTGCATTTGCGGTGGCTGCTGCTGCTGCCGTTGCGTATGGCACTAAATTAGCCGTTGACGGGGTCAAATCAGCGATAGAGGATGAACAAGCACAGTTGAGGTTGGCTGCTGCCTTAAAGACCGCCACAGGGGCTACTGATGCCCAAATTAAGGCAACTGAGGAATACATCCGTTCAACTCAACTAGCCACCGGTATCACAGACAATGATTTGAGAGCATCATTCCAGAGATTGTCTGTATCAACAAAAGATACAACTCAATCACAAAAACTGCTTAACCTTGCCATTGATATATCAAAGGGAACTGGAAAAGAACTCAGCACAGTTGTCGAGGCATTATCAAAAGGTTATGAAGGACAAGATACAAGATTAGTCAGACTTGGCATTGGTATAACTCAAGCCGATGCTAAAGCAATGGATTTCACAGAAACTACTAAAGTCTTAACCAACCTATATGGTGGTGCAGCAGCTGCAAACGCTGAAACATTTCAAGGCAGAATTGATCGATTAAAGCAAGCATTTTCTGAAGCACAAGAAGAAATTGGTTATCGGTTGCTCCCATTTGTTGAAAGATTTGTTGATCTTATTGTTAATAAAGTAGTGCCTAAATTACAAGAATTTGCTAAATATTTTGATCCAATTAAACAAGCCATCAAAGATAATCAAGAAGCATTTGACGCATTTGGTCAATTTATAACAAATGTAGTTATTCCAGTATTGGTTGTTGGCTTAGGCGCAGCATTAAAGACTGTTGGGGTTATTGCTGGTGGAATTGTTGATATTATCGGCAAAGTTATATCTGCAATTCAAACAGCTGTTGATAATGCTATTTCAGGAATTAATCGATTAATTAATGCTTACAATGCAATTCCTCTTTTGCCAAATATCAGCACGATAGGTTCATCAACTTCTGTTGGAACTCCATTCGGTCAAGCTGCTTCTGCGGTGGCTAATGCTCAACCTGCTACCGCTGCTCAATTAGCAGCAGGTGCTGCAAGGGCTGGCACGACAGTTAATAACATTACTGTTCAAGCCGTTGATAGTGAAGGTGCTGCAAGAGCAGTTGCAAAGGTATTAAATAACAGCGCATCTAGATCAGTTCCACAGTTGTATAACTCAGGCATCAAGGGCGGATAATGACTGTATTTACTCCCGATTGGAAACTTACAATCAATGCGGTTGAATACACAAATGTTGCAATATCTGACATTGCCCATCAGGCTGGTCGTGAGGATATTTACTCTCAACCAAATCCATCATATATTCAAATTGAATTAGTTGCATTAAACAATGAAAACTATAATTTGCAAGTCAATGACGGAATAACATTACAAATCAAAGACAGCACAAACACTTATCGCACTTTATTTGGTGGGAACATCACAGACATCACAACTGAGGTCAGAACGGCAAGCAGTATTACTGAAACCTTTACTTATACAGTTTTGGCATTAGGCTCATTGGCTAAATTGCCAAAAGTAATCTACAACGGAACATTGGCTCAAGATGATGACGGCGATCAAATTTATGAATTGCTTTCAGAGTTATTCTTAAACAATTGGAATGAAGTGCCAGCAGCTGAAACTTGGTCTGGCTATGATCCAACAATAACTTGGGCAAATGCTGAAAACATAGGACTTGGCGAGATTGATCGCCCCGGAGTTTATGAACTTGAAAATCGAACTGCCGATCCTGATACCACTTACAACATCGCAAGCCTTATTGCTAACAGCGCACTTGGTGTTTTATACGAAGATAATGAGGGTCGCATCTCCTATGCTGACACAACTCACAGACAGAATTATCTTGCCAATAATGGATACACAGAGATTTCAGCAAACACCGCTATTGGTGCAGGATTAAAAGTTTTGACTAGAGGCGCAGATGTTCGCAATGAGATTATCCTTAATTACGGCAACAACTATGGATCACAAAAAACCGCAATTGATCTAACTAGCATTGCAACCTTTGGGTATCGAGGTGAAACCTTAAATACAGTCTTGCATGATGCTACTGATGCACAAGCTGTGGCTGATCGCTTTATCGCACTTAGATCTTATCCAAGAGCCTTATTTGACAGTATTACATTCCCATTGACTAACTCAGCCATTGATGATGCAGACCGAGATGCATTGCTTCAAATCTTTGTAGGTCAGCCAATGCGTATAACAGACTTGCCTGTTCAAATAGCCCCAACCGAACAATTTGAGGGTTATGTTGAAGGCTGGCGTTGGAGCACTAGATTCAACGAATTATTCTTAACCATAAATTTGAGCCCGATTGAATTTTCTCAAGTAGCACTTGCTTGGGATCAGGTATCAGCCTCAGAGGCATGGAACACTTTATCCGCTATACTAACATGGGAAAATGCGATAGGAGCAGTAGCATAATATGGCAACAACTACGAATTATGGATGGACAACGCCAAACGATACTGATTTGGTTAAGGATGGCGCAGCTGCTATTCGCACGCTCGGTTCATCTGTTGATACAACAACAAAAGCCTTAAATCCATCAACAACTCTTGGCGACATTGAATATCGTTCAGCGACAGCAAATACAAACACAAGACTTGGAATTGGATCATCTGGACAAGTTTTAACAGTTGCCGGTGGCGTGCCAACTTGGGCAACTTCCGATGATGCCAATGCAATTCAAAATGCTTTACTTACAACAACTGGCGACACAATTTATGCAAGCGGTGCAAGCACTCCTGCAAGATTAGGCATTGGTTCAACTGGTCAAGTATTAACTGTTGCAGGTGGAATACCAAGTTGGGCTACGCCCTCAAGTGGAACGCCTACATTTGTTGGAGTTAAAGCACAAAAAAATGCTGTGCAATCAATTGCAAATAATACAGACACAGTAATTACTTTTGCTGGCACAGATACATTTGATACTAATGGTTACCACGACCCAGCAGTCAATAACACTCGGTTTACAATTCCATCAGGCAAAGGTGGTTATTATTTAGTTACTGGCAACTGGGGTTTTGCTTCAAATGCAACTGGAAACAGAGAATGTTATTTTAATCTAAATGGTAGTTTTGGTTTTAATGGTGGGGGAATTTCAGCACAACCAACCAGTGCAACTGTTGGCACATATTCCGCTATTGTTAATTTAAGTGCTGGAGATTATATTGAAATGTATGTAAATCAAACATCAGGTGGCGCGTTAAACGCTAATACAAGTTGCCTTGTCAGTATGCAATTCTTAGGAGCATAATATGGAACTATGGGAAAAAATTGTTGCAGCATTTCCAGAAATTGATCCAACCGATAATTTCAAATCTTTGGGTATTTATTTGCAAAATGATTCAGATGGCGTTGGTGCTTATATTGCGAAATGGGAATACAGCGAGCCAATTCCTAAAGGATTAAAACTAGGCAAACCTTCCGCTTAATGTAATGAAGCCTTACCTATCTAAAGCAGCTGTTCAATTACGGGAGCAAATTGATGACTGCTTTCCCGATAGATCGAGAAAATCGGATGGTTGGATTTCAGACGCTAGGCATCAAAAAGTAAAATCGGATCACAACGCCTTGCCTTCGGGCGAGGTTTGTGGCATTGACATTACAGCTGATCTAGGTCAAGCCGAAGGCATATCTGCCTACCTTGCCGATCAAATACGCATTGCTGGCAAAACAGATAAGCGGATCAAATATGTAATTCACAATCATCATATTGCCAGCAAACTATTGAACTGGCGTTGGCGTAGATATAAGGGCATAAATCCTCACACTAAACATATCCATATTTCATTCCATCCAAAACAAACAGGAGAGTTCTTTAACATCCCACTACTAGGAGGCAACGCATGAAACTATCAAACAAACACAAGGCTGCAATTAAGTCATATTTAAGAGCTGTGGC